CTCTATAACCTCTTCTTTTTAAATAATAAAGTAATCTTGGCTTATTGTTTTCACAAAGTAATGGCATACCATAAAAAACTAAAGCCATTAAAACATCTTCAAAGAATATTTCAGCTGTTTGAGGTCTTGATATATATTCTAAAAAAAAGTGATTAGAAGGTGAGTCTTCCATAGAAAACTTAGTTAAACCGTGTAATGAGCCATTAGAACCTTTACCATCAACAGTTCCAGATATATCATAGCTATCACAACCAAAGGCACCAACATGCTCATTTAGAGGATATTTAACACCATTTCTTACTATCACTCGATTTTGTAAATTTTTAGGTGGAACCCAACTAATTTTAAACCTACCATCATTATTAGGGTAAAACATTACAGTACTATCTTTAACACCATTAACCCAATTAAAACTTCCTTGAGTAACGTTTAGTTTATTATTTACAGAATCGTTGTAATCAATTTGTTCATATATTTTTACAAGATTAAATAAACTTTGTTTTGTTTCATCTCTAAAAGCATGAGCTTCAGTTCTTGGAAACTGTCTATAATATTCGTTTAAACTATCTTGATCTGACTTTAAACCTTCAACCTCGTTTTCCCAGTGTTCGATAACGCCTGTTTCAATTTCAAAACCGTCGATTCCTTTGACTGTATCTTTTTCTCTAATGAAAACAGGTGATCCGTAAGAATCCATGAATCCTTCGTAGTTCCATTCCATAGGGACGAACAAAGAATAGAGTCCAGAAGAAGTTTGTCCGTTTTTATTTCTTTTTGTAACGTCTGAATTATAGTATAATTTTTTGAAGTTGTTTCCACCTTTGTCTAATGAATTAGAGGTTGAGCCCATCATACATTTACCTACTATTCTTGAGCCTAGTCTTAATGTAGTTTTAGTTACTCTCCAGTTATTTAATATATTATCAGGTCTTTCCCATTTACCACTTTCATCGTGAGCTAGTAGTTTTAGTTTTTCACCATCATAAGAGTTATCACCTGTATTTTTCCAGTCAATAGTTGTATCTAATCCATCAAGTTCTTTTAGTTGCTCATTACTCTCAAGCTTTCTTCTAGTAAATTTTGAAGCTGGAACCCTATATGCCAGTTCTGTTTTAGGACGATCCATACCGTCTTGGATCGGCTTGAAGAAAAACGGATAGTTAACGGATATTGGTACGACTTTGTCTGTAAACATTTTTTTAGCATCTGATCCAGATTTAGATAATATACCGAATCTGGCGTCACTCGATATTGTCGCTTGGTTAACAAGCTCTGCCGATGACATAAATGAAAATCCAGAACGTCTGTTTTTAAGATAGCACATCCCGTAACATCTGTTATCTGCTTTGCATGCTTCCCAAAATATAAAGAATAATCTATTTGCTTCTCTATAATCTGGTGCTCCAACGTCGATCTTTGACCATTGCAAGTACATATAATGAGTACCAGTAATATAGGTAGGCTTACCTTTAACATAAAACCAATAACCTTGATCTCTTTTAGTAAACTCTTTGTCAATATAGTCATACCACTTTTCTTTAAATTCTTGTGGATACTCTTCCCAGTCAAATCTATTTTTTATTCTGCTTAGTTCTTTTGGGTATTCTTGCTTTTCCCATCTTTGATCCGCTTTAGTTTCACTTCGTTTAAACGGTTCATCTGTTGTTGGTAAAGCAATCCTGAGATTCTGTATTTCAATGATTTGTCCAATTTTTCCAGTTTTACTTATTACTATAAAATCATAATCAGAGTTATAACCATACTCCCATTTTTTGAAACGATTTTGTTTCTTTAATATCTTAGGGTTAACAATATCTTTAACTTCTTTCCAAAGCGTTTGTTGATAAGTCATTTACTTCTCCCTTCTGCAAAACCTTTAAAAGTTTTTTGTATTTTGTCTTTAGGTTTTTCGTTTAAAATATCTTCTTCTATTTGTATTCTACTTAGTATTTCAAAAGCATCAAATATAGCTAACTTTTTAGTTGCAGCAGCATTTTTTAATCTATCAGCGCTTACATCGTCGTCTGAGTCTACAATCTTTTCTTTTGCTACTTTAATAAGTTCCTCAACTGCTTTTTGCCCAGCTTGGATTATTTTCTTTTTCGTCTCCTTGGTATTCATGAGTTAAAGCTATATCATTTGATTTCATACAATAAAGTCGTTCACCTTCTATAATAAACTCAAACTCAGAGTTAGGTGTAAACGTAATAAGTGTTCCAGGAGTTATTCCCGCGGCTTCTAAGGTATTATTAGAATATTTTACTATACCAACATTAGGTTTTTCTTTTATATTGTCTAATATGTTCTGGTTTTTAATTGGCTTTATAAAACAATAGTTTAAATGTGGTTTTAAATTATACATATATATTTGCTCAAGAGAACAAAAATACAATTCATTTTTAAAGTATGTGCCACTATTTCTTTCCATACCTTTTTGGTCATAATACCTACGTAAGATATTGTGATGAACATATACTTCATCACCAGCTTTTATTTTTGTATCATAAGCTGCTGGAGTAGAAACTACAAGAGCTCTTTTGCTTACAAAAATGTGATTTTCAATACTCGAATTAATAACTAATTCTTTATTATCAACCTTTTTAATATTTTCATATCTTTTGTCTAAAGGTTTTATAATAAAATGGTATAAGCTTTTCATTAGTAACTAAGATCGTATTCTACAGATATAGCCATATTGCTATTAAACTTTTTCCAAGGTAATACTTCGTTATTTTTTATTATATAAATATTGTACGAAGAATCTTTGTCATCAAAAAGTATATCATTAATAACGTGCTTACCATAAACTTCTTGTCCTAAAGAGTAATGCATAGCCTCATTTTTATAATCAGCTCCTATACTAATCTTTCTTATCTTCTTCATCCTCTACTTCTGTATAAGTACCGTCTTCTAGGTTTATATTAACATGGCCATACTTTTCTTCTAAAACTTTTTTTAGTTCTTCTATATCAGTATTAATATCTGCTATTTTATGTAGCATTGCATGTTTCTTGGTTTCAATTACACCAATATCTAATATTACCTTTTGAAGATCTTCTTGCTGCTTTGAAGCTTGTTCAAGCTCTTCTTTTGTTATTTTATTTTTCATTTAATTTAATTTAATTGTTTACTATTTATATATTTACTTATATAAATAACTTTTTACTCTTCAGGACCTAGTGGCGGTACTGGTTCAATTCCGTATTCTGCACATTTTTCAAGCCATTCTGCTTCTGTGTAAAATAATTCATTATTTGGCCATCCTAAATCTAATCTTTCTCCAGCTGAAACCCATCCTTCAGAATATCTAACAGGGTTTGTATCTGTGTAAGAAATAAACCAAGTGTTTTTATCTACTATTTTTCTAATCATAATTAATCTCCAGTTATATTCCAACCAGCTCCATCTTCTTCTACTGGTGTTACTAAATATGCTCTTGCTGCAGTCGAATCATCCCAACCTGTATTTGTCCAGTCAGAACCGTATTTAGACTCGTATGTTTCACCACTTGCAGTATCACTTGTTTTTGAATCTAAAAAGTTTACCTGGTTATTAGTAGTTGAGCTTACATTGTATGGTCCTGAATTTTTATAAGTTGAAACAGCCCATCCTACAAGAGTGTCTGTCCAATTATCATCTGACATTGAATTATCAAATCCAAATCTATCTACATTTGTTAAGCTTGTACTTAAATTCCAAGCGCTACAATTTTGATTAAAAGCTAATGCGGAAGCTACCATAAATTTCATGTTCGTAACAGAACTAACATCCCACGCACCTATTGGTTGATTAAAACTCTTATTATTAAGAAACATTTGAACCATGTTTGTAATATTTGATGTGTTCCAATTAGAAATATCTTGATTAAAATCACCATATATTTTATTTGATTGATAAAACATATTTGCAAGACTTGTAATATTTGAGTTTGCTCCAATGTCCCAAGCTGTATAAGCAATACCAGTAGGAGAATCTGCCGCTGATATGCTTTTAGTAGAAATATCTCTGTTAAAGTTTCTACAAAACATCCACATACTTGCCATACCAACAACTAAACCACTTACATCCCAATTATCAACATTTCCATTAAATACCGTACATCCTCTAAAACCTAATGATCCAAAAGTTGTTACATTAGATATATCCCATTTATTTAAATCTTGATTAAAACTTTCTGCACTAAAAAACGCGTTAGCAAGTTGAGTTACATTACTTACATCCCAATCGTTAATATTAGCTGGGTTCATAGAAAATGCCTGATAAAAGCCCGAGTTAAGAGTACTAGCACCAACAATAGGTTTATCAGTTGCGCTAGCGGTTAAATTATTTGCTCCAAATAAAGATAAAGACTGAGATGTAGAACCCCAAGTTCCTTCTCCCCATTGAATAATGTCTTTTAACTCATTTCTACTACCACTACCAGTATTAGCAACTCTAAAAACACTCAAACTATTCCCTTCTTCTTTATTACCAAATGTGATTATTGGTTCTGTTATTGATGCATCGGTATAAGTGTGATTTAGGTTGGTAAAATTTACGTTTAAAACCTCTGACGTTCCATCTCCCCAATCTGTAGTCACATTGGGAGCTGTGACATATCTTATGTTGAAAGTGTAAGGAAACGTTTGACCAGTTAAATCTAATTGTATTTTAAATGGAAATGTGTCTGTCGTATCTCCACCACCGCCTCCAGGTCTTGACGCTCCAGGTAAACTAGCTAAATCAAAGATTGGACTTCCAATACCAATACCCATATCTTAATATATAGCTATTAAATCTCCACTAGCGTATGATCCTGTACCATAAGATACAGCTACAATTCTTTTAGCTAATACTGGTAAAAATGATCCAGCTGTGATACCTTTCATTCTTGCTGTATAAGTAGTATTATAAAGCTCTCCACTTTCTAATATTAAATCTAATCCATTTGCTCCATCAATAGCTACACCAGCATAAAGACAACAACCTCTTTCGTGAGTGTTAGGTAAATCAATATTTTTTACTGTACATCTAAAGTCTATACCAGGACCAGTACTTGAAGTTTGCGCCAAAGAATCATCTAAAACATAACCAGCTCCGTAAGGTGCGTTTACTGTTCCACTAAATTCTAAAGCAAAAGCAGTTATAATACCGCTATTAACGGCTAATACTTTAACTTTAGCTGCCACTGTAGCTCCAGCACCTGTATCTAGTGTTAATACATTACCTACTTCATGACCCGTTCCTGCAACTGTCATTTCAAGACCATTAGCAATGTTTTCGTTTAAAGCTCCAGTACCTTCTTGACGTGGGTTTATAGCTCCAATAGCTATAGGAACCATATCATGAGCAAACACTCTTGGTTGAGCTGCTTCGTTTCCGTTTAATCCTCTCATTTTATTTATTTATTTTTGTAATTTTTTCAGCACCACGACTTCCGAAGTATGCTACGTAAACTGTTATTAATAGTGTTTTTAAAAGCTCTACCCAAGCAGTGTCTATATCAAAAGACATTTTATGGAAAGAATCTAATATCATTAATGCTGTTGAAGCTAAAGTTAAATATATAAGAGTAAGCGGGCGAGTGTTTTTAGAAAGCCATGAATCGCTTTTCATATCGCTAGACCAACGTTTAGAAACATTTTCCATCTCTATAAGATCTTGCTCTATAAGTTTCATAGCTTGCTCTTTGTCTACTGCCTTAATCTTATTATCACTTGATATAAGATTTTTTACCACACCAAGAGTTCCTTGATTAGGAAGTACATCTCCTAAAGCAGCTAAAACCTTTGGCGCTTTGCTTGATAAAAAAGCACCTATTTTAGTTTCTTTAAATGTTTTTTTAGACATTACTTAGCTTGTTTTACTTTATAAGTTTTACCGTTCACTACAAAAGACTCTTTACCTGCTTTTCTAGCTTCAGTTAATTCACCTATAAATTTATTAGCCATAGGACCTTCTTTCATTGCAGCAGGACCTTTGCCTTTACCTTCTACGCTACAACCAAAGTTTTTAGCATAGTTAGCCATTTTAACAACAGCTGGTTTGTATTTCTTTTTGCTTTTCATTACTGCATCAGCTCCATCGCAAGTAGATTTACCAGGCATATTTTTTTTAACCCATTTTGTAAATTTACCTTTATTCTTAGGATCGATACTTATATCATCTTTTTTCTTAGGCATAACTTATTATTTATTCATGTTATATGGAAAGTTTTTATTGAACCACTCTTTACGGTGATCACACCCGCAGCCACCGGGTATTTTATCGGCTAGTCTTTTTATACCTGTAGCTTTAGTAAACTTTTCTATACTATCGCCTAAACCTCTAGATTTCATAAATTTTTATATTCTTCAGTTGCGTCAAAGCTAGGACAGGCTTTGTTTGCAAACTCATTATGTGAATATATAATAGCTTCTGGATACATTGCTTTTAATGTTTTAAGTACTGCAAGTAAACTCTGCTTTTGCGTTTCTGTTCTAGTATCCTTCGGAGTCTTACCATCTGCTTCAACGCCACCACAATAGCATAGGCCTATTGAATTACGATTATGTCCCTTGCAGTGAGCTCCGACGCGATCTATATTTCTACCTTTTTTAATAGTTCCATCTAACTCGATGTAGAAATGATAGCCAATGTCGCTCCATCCTTTAGAGTTAATATGCCAGTCTTTAATTGTTTCAACTGGTATATCTTGACCTTCTCTAGTAGCAGAGCAATGTATAATAATTTCTTTTACTAATCTCATTTTTTCTTATGTAATAACATCCATTTATGTATAGTATAGCCTATTGTTAAAGCTAGAAGTAATATTTCTAAAGCTGGCTCTATCCAATTTAAGCTAGCTAAAGTAAATGAAGATGCATTTAACAAATACAACTTTAAGTCTTCTGTACCCATTATCTTTGAGCTAGAAGGTTGGCATTGCCTTTATACATAATGTTATCAACAGATAAATCTGACTTTATAGTCATATCTCTTGATGTCATTACTCTTTTATTAGAAGGTCTACATCTAGCTGAAGTATTTAATTCAACACCTGATTTTGCTATTATTTTTCCCATGTTTTTATTATTTGTTTTTGTTACTCTTGAATATTCATCAATTTTTTTAAACTCTACATCTATCATGCTGTAGTCTACCATATAGTACCCATCTTCGTTTTTAGAAACTACTTGCTCTGGCATTTCATCTGCTATAACACCTTGATAAATTCCTTCACCATAGCTAGGATCTATAAATTTAAATGAATATATGTTATAACCTTGTTCTGACTTACCTATTAATTTTATATTAGTTTTTAATTTTCTATCACTAAAAATGCTTCCTATACTTTTACCAAAACCTATCACTCCATCTCTAAATTTTCTAACTCCTTTTCCTACTTTAGTTTCTCCAAGGTTATCGTAAAGTTGAGTTATTCTACCACCAGTAATTTTTTTATCTAAAAGTCTACCCAAGCTAAAAGGGTCAAGAGCGTTAAATCTTCTCTGCTGTTCTTCTTCTGCTTCTTCTGCTGGGAATCTTTCACTTTCAGTTCTATACGGATTGTATGAACTCCTTTTATCTTCGCCACCAATAACTCCGCCTACGTTACCACCACCTGAATAAACAGCTCTTCCACCCATAACTCCACTTTCATTTGCTTCTGGTAAATCAATTGGGCGTAAGTTTTGAGCTCTATCTCTAGCTTCTTGCACAAATGATTCAAAATCATTTTTAGCATCTTTAGCAGCGTTGGTAAAAAAATTACCACCAGTGCTAGAAGCTTTAGGGACGGGTACTGGATTTGAAAGTGCAGCTACATATACTGGATTTATTCTAGCCATATTATCTGTTTTTATCTTTATTAACTTCTTTTATAGAAAAGCTTAATACTTTATTAGAGTACGTGTTTTGCTTTAGTTTGTCAGGTATATCTTCTTCACCTAAAATTATACGGTACATCCGACTTATTAGTTGTTTGCACTTATAGGAAACTTTATATATATGATATTTTTGAGTGGTGTGGTTTCTTTTTCTCCACACTGTAATCCACCCTTGTTTCAATAATCTGTTCCAGCGCCTGTTGTCCCAACTAAATGAGTACGTACCTTTCTTAAAATCATCTTTGGTAAACATATCTATAGCATCTAAATAAATTAAGAGCTCTAAATCTGCATCATTTAAATTATTATTTTTACAAGCCCATTTACGTATTATTCTATAATGCTTAAGTAAACCTAATTCTTTTAAATCACTAGAAGTTAACTTCCTCATAAAATAACAACTACATCGAACTCTTTAATAACTTTGTATTGTTCTTTGTTTATTTCAATATTAAATCCAGCTGCTTTGTCATAATAGACTTCGTCACCTTTTTTTAATACAGATACTTCAGAGCCAGGTTCTACAACCTTAGCTCTTCTATACCTAACATCTTCTCTTTGCTTTTCAGCTAGTATTAATCCACCTTTTGTAGTTACGTCTGTTTCTTTTATTGGATCTATTACTATAAACTTTCCTACTGCTTTCATATCCTGATGTTATTTATTACACAATCAGTTGAAAGTATAGTAGTAGCTACTGAAGCTGCGTTTTTTAAAGCACTCTTAGTAACTAATAAAGGATCTATAATTCCGGCTTTTACCATATCAACCGTATTTCCTGTAACCACATCTAGTCCTAAACCTTTTACTTCTGGAGTTTTATAATTCTCTACACCAGCATTTTTTAGTATCAATTTAAAAGGCTCTTTGATAGCACTGTAAAGTACTTCTTCGCCCATTGACTGAGGTTCTAAATGTTGTGCAGCATTTAATAAAGCTATACCACCGCCTGGTACTATACCTTCTTTAATCGCAGCTTTTGTAGCGCAAATAGCGTCTTCCACTCTATCTCTTTTTTCTTTTAATTCTATCTCTGAATTTGCACCAACCTTGACAGTAGCAACTTTAGCTTTTAACTTAGCTAATCTTTTCTCTAGCCTAATGACAATATGTGGATTTTTTGTTTCTTTTAATTGATCTTCTATTAAACTTATAGTTTCTTTTACTTCTTTGTTTTCAGATAGATCAACTTTCAATATAGTCTCTTCATGACTTGTAACAGATTTTAAACAAGAGCCTAAATGCTCAGGCTGTATAATATCCATATCGTCACCTAAGTCTTCATTTATAAGTGTAGCACCAGTAACTGCACATAAATCATTTAACACATCTTTTTTGCTAATACCATATATAGGAGCATCTAGTATGTTAACTTTTATATTGCCTTTACTTTTATTCATAGCTAATGCTGATGCTACTTGAGGATCTACATCTGCTATTATTAATAAGCTTCTACCGCTTTTTATAATAAATTCAAGGACTGACTGAATCTTCCGCACGTTGGGTATAACTGATTCTACTATTAGAACCAACGGATTTTCAAGCTCAGCCGTTCCTTTTTGTTTGTTGGTAATAAAGTGGTTGTTCTTCAGAGCTTGATCATATTGAACACCCTCTATTAACTCAACAACAGTCTCAGGTTGTTCGTTTGTTTCCATCATAACAACCCCTGTCTCATCTACTAATTTGAATGCTTGTCCTATGACCTTGCCCAACTCTATATCATTATTAGCTGATATAGTAGCGACTTGGTCTATTTTTTTACCTGTTACTTTTTTACTATTTTTATTTAAATAGTCTAATACTTTTTCAACTCCACTATCAATACCTTTTTTCATTAATCTAGTATCTTCTAATAGATCATGTGCTTCTGCTTGGTTTAGTATAGATTTAGCTAACACTGTAGCTGTAGTTGTTCCGTCACCAGCGTCTGACACTGTTCTTTGTGCAGCTTGCTTTATAAGTGTAGCGCCTATATTTTCTAAAGGATCTTTAAGTGTTATATTATTTGCTACTGTTACACCGTCTTTAGTAATTTGTGGAGTACCGTTTTCGTCTTCCATTATAACACACTTGCCACTTGCTCCTAAGGTTGACCCTACTGCATTAGTAAGTTTTTCAACCCCAGTTAATATCTGACTTCTAGCACCATCGCCAAAAGTCAGATTTTTAACTAACTTTAATTCTTGCATTTAATTTAATTTGATATGATTTGTTTTGAATATTACTCGAAGGTTTTAATCACTTTCGGTCCTTTGGTAAACTCTAGCTTTTTAGCATAATGTTCAACAGATGCATCTATTGCTTGTTCTGCTCCAGCTATTGTTTCTCTTCTGGTAACATCGATCCAGTTATCTGGATTATCGATGCTATTATATTCGGTTTGTAAAAATCCATTAGGTAATTGAACTATTCTCCAGTTTTTCTTCTGTGAAATATGTTTCCAGTACTTAATGGTTTCTTCTGTTGGTTGTGGTGCACCAGACCACGTATTGGTGCGGGTATATAAAAACGTCATTGTATTTGGTTTTAGTTAAACGTTGGTTATTTATATTATCACTTGATAATTCGGTTATTTAATATTTTAGTAGAATTAATATATAAGTAAAAAAGGTTTAGATGTTGTCGCTGATGAACTGGTGAGAAGAGCTTCAAGAGCTGTTACTGTAGTGGCGCTAGCTTGAATTTGTGCTGCTGTAAGTGATACATTAGGATCATGAATTGCTAATTTGTTATTACTCACAGGGCTTGCGTTAGTTAGAGTTGTTCCTCCACTTGCAGTAATAGGTATAACACCTAAAGGTTGTATTTCTTCATCTATTGAAAAGCAAATCACTATATTATCACCTGCTGATATTGCTGTAGCTCCATCTTCTACATCTAGAATTGCTCCAGATATTTGAGCAGCACCCAATGTTCCAGCTATTTGACCTGTACTCTGCAGCGAACCAGCAGCTCCTTCGTCACCAATAACGCCTTTGTAAATTGCTACTGTTGTTGTACGTCCTACTGATTGAGCAAGAAAATTATAAAATTTGAAATTTGTTGGTGCACAATTAGAAGGTGCTATCATTTGAAAAACATAAGTTCCAATGCTAGTTTCTCCAGATATATATCCATTTGCAGTTGCAAAAGGAAGTGTTTCAAAACCACCTGTACCACTGCTAGAACCTGCATCACCCCAAGCTAATTGATATGGAGAAGTCCCTATTGTTGAAGGTAGTTTTAATACCTGACTAGCAGTTCCAACAGCATTAGGTAATATAATTTCATAGGCAGTTCCATTTGTTGTTGGTCCTACAATTCCAACATAGCTGTTATTAGTTGATGTAAAAAATCTTACACCACCGCCTCTTGAAAATGAGTTTTCAGTACCACCTCTAACAGTTATTCCACTATCGTAAGTCACAAGGCTTGCTTTA